GGGTGTAGCTCTTAAGTGGGGAGCAGCTTGGACAGTAGGTAATATTGCTGACTGGGATGGTTCTATGGAAGATGCAATGAATGCCTATGTTGATGTTCGTCGTTCACAAGGTCGTAGACCGTTTATAGATGCACCACACTTTGAAATGATGTAATGTACACTTTTGTTCTCATGGTGTATCTAGGTGCAGCTAGAGAAATAATATCAGAAGGTAAAATGATATTTGACAATATAGAGCATTGTAACTACTACGCTAGAGAGATAACAAGACGTTACAGCACACACGGCATAGCACCTCAAGATAGGGTTGTCGCCTACTGCTTACCTAGAGTGAAAGATAAACAATGAGTATAGAATATAGGGGAGAAAAATTTGCAGGTTATAACAAGCCGAAGCGTACCCCTGATCACCCGAAAAAAAGTCATGCCGTTCTTGCGAAAGAAGGTACAACCATTAAGCTCATCAGGTTCGGTGAACAGGGAGCTAAAACGGCAGGGAAGCCCAAAACGGGTGAATCTGACCGCATGAAGAAAAAACGTGCATCCTTTAAAGCAAGACACGGTAAAAATATAAAAAGAGGAAAACTAAGTGCTGCCTACTGGGCAGACAAAGTAAAATGGTAACATACAAAGGATAAAATATCATGGCAACTACTACACTCACACAAGGCATTGAAGCCTATCAAACTGACATTACATTTGGTAGTGGCATTGACGTAACAGGCGCAGGAACTTTTAGTGGCGCAGTAACTTCTTTGCGCCCTATTGAAAGTATTACTGCTGCAACACGTACTGTGCTTACTGCTGAGTCAGGTACAATTTTTAGTCTTAATCGTGCGGCGGGGATTGTTATAACTTTACCTGCTGCTGCTGTAGGGCTTAACTACAAGTTCCACATTGGCACCACAGGTACTGGTACACTTACTATTAATGCAGCTACATCTGCTGACACTCTTCAGGGTGTAGTAATGATGCATGACAAAGACGAGGTAGGTTCTGTTGTCGTTCTTAATGAAAACATTCAGACCTCTGCTTTTGCTGTTCCTGCTGCTGCTGATCACCAGCTTGTAATGGACGCTGACACTAAGGGACGTTTTGTCGGTGGTATGGTTGAGTACACCTGCTTGTCAGATTCCAAGTGGGTTGTAGAGGGACACCTCTTTGGTGACGGTAACTCAGTAACTCCATTCACATAATAGGGAAATAACCAATGGTTGATCAAGCAGCATTGGTAGGAGAACACTTAGGGTGGGCTGTAGAAGATGCAGTTACCCTAGGTGACACTACTACTATACATGTAGTTTGCACTGACGCTAAGATGGTGCTTATTGAAACAAGTCATGCTTTAGACATTGGGTTTGCAACAGCGGAGGCTGATGTCACTGATAATGACATTATGCTTCCTGCTGGTGTACATTCTCTTGTAGTACCTAAAGCTATAGGTAATGCAACTATTCTAAACTATAGACGGGGTAGCACTACAAGTACATTAGTACGTGTAGTACTTTCATAACAAGGGAACAAATCAATGATGGGTAAAAAGAAAACTGGTGCCTATATGGGTGGCGGTATGGCTAAGAAGAAAGGCTCTATGTATAACAAGGGCGGTATGCCTATGGTAATGAAGGCAGGTAAAAAAGTACCTGCTTTTGCTGCTGATGGCGTAGGCAAGATGAACATGGGTGGCATGGCTAAGAAGAAGAAGCCTATGGCATCAACAGGTTACAAAGAAGGTGGTACAGTTAAAAAGAAAAAAGAAACCTTTGGTCAGGCGTTTAAACGTAATCGTAAAAAGTTTATGGATAGTGGTAGTGCTGGAGACTATACCTTTAAACATGAGGGTAAGTCTTACAACATTCTTCAAAAGGGTGAAACTAAAGCTGGTGTAATGAAAAAGTTCTCTGCACCTAAGAAGTCTTTACGTCCTAAGTTGCGTCCGAGTGCAGGTATCTCTGAAAATACTAAGAAGAAGATTGAAGAGACAGTTAGAAAAGTAGCTAATACGGATTCAAAAGCTAGACCTTCACAGCCTCGTACTGAGAAAACAGATGAACAAAAGCGTAAGGACAAGCAGCTAAACAGGCAGCTTGGGATACCTTTGGCAAGAGGTAGGGGCGCAGGTTCTTTTGCAGGCAAGGGTGCAGGTAAAGATAAACCTAAAGCCAAACCTGTAGCTACACCTAATCGCAAGATGGGTCGTTTTAGTATTGATGGTAAGGTAACAGGACCGGGACAAAGAGGTAGGCTACAAAAAAGAGCAGCACCTATTCCTATCTCCAAGGAACAAAATAGTGCTAACGTAAGAGCAGGACAAGCTAAACTTAGAGATAGAGGCGCACCTGCACAACTTACTCTTTCACAAAGAAACTTGCGTAAGTTTAAAAATGATCCATCTTCCTTGACTAAGATACAAAAAGATCGTTTATTTAAATCTTTAAAACGTCAAGGTGTAGCTATCCCTAAAGGTCTTTCTGGAAACAATCGGTAGGACGTATTAAATAAAAGCATAACAGGGTTGCAAACTTGTATGTAGTCCTGTAAGATAAAGCATGGTATAACTGTCTGTGGTAATACATAGAGGAGTTATACCATGTTTAAAACATTTATCAAAGCATTACAAGATAGTCAAATGCGTAGAGTGCAATACTGGCAGTTAGTTAATATGTCAGATGCTGCGCTTAAGGACATTGGAGTTACCCGTGGCGAGATTAAGCAAAAGTTCTTCAACAAAGACCAAAGCTAAACCAAAGGTTAAAAGAGCTTTCTCTAAGGGTGGCTCTACTGTAAATGCAGCAGGTAACTACACTCAACCGGGAAAGCGCAAACAAATCTTTAACAGAATAAAAGCTGGTGGTAGCGGTGGCGCACCGGGACAATGGTCTGCACGTAAAGCACAAATGGTTGCTAAAGCTTACAAAGCTGCAGGTGGAGGATACAAGTCATGAAGGGTGTAAAGCATTATCTGCGTGATGGCACTGAGTGGACAGGAAAAACCCACAAGCACAGTGATGGAAAACTTATGACGGGTGCTAAGATGTCTAAGTCCTCTAAAAAGCTTTTTCATGCAAAGGACTTAAGCAAGACCGCACAAGCTAAGTTAAAAAAAAAAGTAGTTAAAATGAAAGAGGGCGGTTTGGCTGCAAGTCAAAAAAGTCTTAAGTCATGGACAAAGCAGGATTGGAGAACTAAGAGTGGTAAACCTTCTACGCAAGGTTCAAAAGCTACAGGAGAACGTTACCTTCCAGCTAATGCTATCAAGGCTATGGGTGCTGGGGCGTATGCAGCTTCTACAGCTAAAAAGAGAGAAGATACAGCAAAAGGTAAGCAGTTCTCTAAGCAACCTAAGAAAGCGGCTAAAGCTGCCAAGCCGTACAGGAAAGTAACATGAGCAAGAAATTAAACGAAAAGCAACAACTCTTTATGCAAGTCTTGTTTGATGAGGCAGAAGGTGATGTTGTACAAGCTAAGAAGCTTGCAGGTTACTCTGATGGTACTGCTACCCGTGTAGTAGTTGAAGGTTTAAAGGATGAAATCTTTGAGGCTACCAAGACTTACATGTCTAGGCTTGGCCCTAAAGCTGCTGTAGCTTACGGTAGTGCACTCATGGACCCTACACAGTTGGGTGTTAAAGAGAAGATGGTAGCAGCAGGACAGATACTTGATCGTGCTGGTGTAGTTAAGACTGAGAAGGTAGCTGTAGAGGCTAGTGGAGGTTTGTTTATTCTACCACCTAAAGAGAGTACTGATGACTAACTTCTTTGCTAACAATGATTTAGGTTTCTGGATGTTACCTAAGCCTGACAAGATGAAGAAGTGGGAAAGAATACCAAGGTTAGTCAAACCTGTTCCTTGGGGTTACGAGATAGACCCTGATAACGAAGAATGGTTAAACCCTATTGTTAGAGAACTGGAACTATTAGAGCTTGCAAAGAAACATTTAAAGCAGTATAGTTATAGAGAAGTTTCTGCTTGGTTAACTACACAGTCAGGCAGAAGCATATCTCACATGGGTTTAAAGAAAAGAGTAGACATTGAGCGAAAACGTAAAACAGTTGCTAGAATTAAACGTGAGCTTGCCAAAAGGCTCCAAAAAGCCATCTCGCACTATGAAACGCTTGAAAAAGAAAGAACAGGTTACTACACCGAAGCCAACTAAGAATGTTTCACGTGAAACAAAACAGAAGGTTCCTGCTACTCCTATAGCTGAACCCTTTGATGTAGAGCAAGCACAGAACATTG